AATAGCGATACGGAAAGCTAAAAGGGTAGTGTAGTTACAACTTTTAAAGGTAACTTAAATGTCAAAGTTTGTACTAACTGCACAACTGCAACTGCAAGCGCCTACTAATACTAGGCAAGTAGTTTCCCAAATGCAGCAGCAGCTGGCAGCTGGCGTCAACGTCAAAGTTAATGTTCAGCAGGGTAAGCAGGCCACAAAAACAGTTCAAGACTTATCAAAAGCAACTAAACAAGCAGGCGATAGAGCCGCAGCTATGGGCAGATCCTTTGCTGTGTCGTTCAAGCGTTTCGCTGCCTTCTCGCTTGCTACTCGTACTGTTGGCCTGTTCACAAGAAGTCTTTCCGACGCAGTTGGTGAAGCCCTAGACTTTGAACGTCAACTTATCAAGGTTGCACAGGTTACTGGAAAGTCCGTGTCTCAACTGTCTGACTTGACTAGAGAAGTTAGGAGTTTAGCTACTGGCCTTGGTGTTAGTTCTCAGAAACTTTTAGAAGTTAGTAGAATTCTTGCTCAGGCAGGTATGTCCGCAGATGAAACTAGAGTTGCCCTTTCTGCCCTTGCTAAGTCATCCCTAGCTGCCACCTTTGATGATATCGTTCAAACCACTGAAGGTGCAGTTGCTATCTTCAACCAGTTTGGTCAGGGTGCTGCTGCTCTGGAAGGACAGCTTGGTGCTATCAATGCTGTCGCTGGACAGTTCGCTGTTGAAGCCGGTGACTTAATCGCAGTTATTCGTCGTACTGGTGGTGTGTTTAAAGCCGCCGGTGGTGACCTTAATGAACTTATTGCGCTCTTTACATCTGTCCGTGCTACCACTCGTGAGTCCGCAGAATCTATCGCTACAGGCTTGCGTACTATCTTTACACGTATTCAGAGACCTTCTACGATTAGGTATCTCGAAGATCTTGGTATTAAACTTACTGATGCTGAAGGCAAGTTTGTTGGCGGGTATGAGGCGATTAGGCTACTAAGTGAGGCCCTTAAAGATTTGCCGGCTGGCGACTTAAGATTCATCCGCATCGCTGAGCAACTTGGTGGTTTCCGTCAAATTGGTAAGATTATTCCTTTGCTTAGTCAATTTGGTGTGTCGCAAGAAGCATTGAACGTTGCCATGCAGGGAACTAACTCATTAACCGAAGATGCCGCTACAGCTCAGGGGTCTTTGCTTGTTAGAATTACCGCGCTTAAAGAGCAGTTCTTGGAATTCATTGCCGGCGTAACTAAAGGCCCAACCTTTCAAATTCTTGTCAATGGCGCAATTTCTCTTGCCAGTGCGTTACTTAAGGTTGCTGACGCACTGAAGGTTCTAGCTCCCCTAATGACGGCCTTAACAGCTATCAAAATTGGCGGTGCTTTGTCTGGATTTGCCGGTGGTTTTCTTGGTGGCGGAAAAGGCCCTAGAGCGTTCAATAGTGGTGGTTTAGTTCCCGGTACTGGCAACAGAGATACTGTTCCTGCCATGCTAACACCCGGCGAGTATGTTATTAGAAAGTCTAGTGTTGGTAAGATTGGTGTCAATAATCTTGCTGCTATGAATAATGGTCAGAGGTTTTCAGACGGCGGTATAGCAAGGCAACAAAAAGTTGGTACTGTCAGCGCTGACGTATTTAGTACAGCCACAGTAAAACTGAGTGATATACTATCATCAGATCAACTTTATACAAAAAATCCCGACAACGCTTGGAAAGGGCCACAGACAAAAAAGGGCAAAACAACCATAGAAAAAGAGGTCAATTCTGCGGCTGCGACAACAAAAAATCCAGAACTATTTAAACAGGCGGCTAAAGAAAAATTAGCTGAACTGCGTGGAGGGCTTCCAACAACCAGTATTGCTTCTGGTCTTGGTGAAAGTGTTTCTAAGAACATGGCCAAAGCAATTGATGCCGGAGCTGAGGAAGGCGTCTCTGCTGCTGCTAGCAACTTTGCACAGGCTCAATTTGGTAAGAAAGTAGAATTTGGAGGAGACAAGAAGAAAGAGTTTTCTAACGCTTTTAACGCCGGAGCTAAGAGCGCAATATTTGAAATGGTTGTTGGCGCTCTGGGTGGGGCTCCTCTCGCTAATATTAAAAACACAACGATGCCATTTGACTTTACGAAAGGCTTGTCAGACCAACTAACTAAAGGAAAAACAAGTATATATCCTGATCAAGCGGGTATTTTATATATTGATGCTAAATCATCTGGAAAATCCAAAGGCGCTAAAGACATAACTATGGATGAAGATGGCAAACTTTCAGGAATGAAGGCGGATCAGATTGGGCCAAAGGAAATATCCAAAAAGGTCAGTAACCAGTTTGTTATGGATCATGCTGCAGAGATTCTAGATTACGCTAAAACTAAAGCAGGAGCTGGAGCACAAGGAGAACAACAAAAAGCGCTCGGTGGGTTTATCAAAAAATACGCAACAGGTGGAGCCGTATCAGATACAGTTCCCGCTATGCTCACTCCCGGTGAATATGTTATTAATAAGGATGCGGCGCAGAGTATTGGCAAGGGCAACCTTGACCGAATGAACAAACGTGGTGTGACCGGCTTTGCTAAAGGTGGAGCTGTGGGTCAAATTCCGGGTGTCCAGTACTTCCAAGCTGGCGGTGGTGTTGCTGGGATAGCTGTCGCTGGCGCTATGCTGCCCTCATTATTGGAGCAAGTGTTCGGCCCTCTAGAAGGAGGGCTCAAAGGATTGACAGACGGCCTTACGAAAAACTTATTAATGGTTGTTGCTCTTACTAAAGCATACCAGCTGAACAAGCAATTAACGCACGGCTTTGGCGCTGGTATGGAGATGGCAACCAGTGCATCCCACAAGGAAACTGCCGAAGGGATTAAAGCTGCCGCAGCAGATGCAAGAAAGGTCAGAGCAGCAATTGATGCTGACAATGCTAATAAAAAGCAGGCCACTTCGTCTATGAATTTAACCAGAGCGCAATCCAAACAGCTCGCTGCTCAATCCAAGCTCACAACGCAGCACTATAAGAATCTTACTGTTCTTACTAAGTCGGGAGCATCTCGAAAACAGCTAATTGTAGGAACCAAAGAGCTAATGGCTAGCGTTAAAGCAGCTGGCGCGTCAGTCAAGGCAAACCTCTCTTCAAATGACACTAAAATTTTCAATCAGGGCCTTAGAGAGGCTAGGAGAGGTGCTAAGACTCTAGCCGATAAGTTTATGCGAACACAGCAATACATAGACAACTTTGCAAAAGCAACTACTAGAGGTAAGAGTGCCCAAGACGCAGCAACCCAAGCCACGCAGAAAGTCATAATAGGCGAAAACAAGCTAGCGGGTCAGTCAGGTAAGTTTGGCACTGCGCTTCAACTTGCTACCGATAGAGTTCGCGGCTACGCTAATGTAGTAAGCACGTTTGGCCAAAAACTTAAGCTTTTGAACAACGGGGTTCAAGGCGCAGCAATGGCTTTGAATATTGCGTCTGAGATGTTTGTAGCTTCTTCCGAAAAAGTAATGGAGGACGCACTTGCTAGAGGTGGCCTTGGCGGTAGAACGGATGAGGCAGGAAATGCGACAGTTAATGATTTTGAAACTGCAAGAGGTGAAATAGAGTCTCTGGCAAATGCCCGTGTAATGAGTGCAACGTCTCAAAACGTCATGATGGGTGGTATGGCTGGTACTATGATGTTAGGGCCTCTTGGTGGCTTGATTGGTGCATTGGCTGGCTATGTTATGACGCAAGTAGACTCTGAAAAAGAAGCGGCTAAAGAGCGCGAAAAATTAGCAAAAAGTGAGATGACGGCTCTTAGTGAAAGAACCAAGTCAGAGATAGACGCCATGAAAAATTCTGGTAAGTTAACCACTGACGCCTTAAACAATATCTCAGCTGACTTCCAAAGGGCTTCTAATTTATTACCGGATATACTTAATGAAACAGACAGAGCAAAGGCTACGAAGCAACTTAACGCTGAAATTGTAAGCGCAGCGACTGTCATGGGTGGTCTTGCTGCGAACGAGGAAGATCTAAATGCAGTTATTGCCGAGCTACAAATGAGTTATAGCGGTAATATTACAGCCGTTAGTGACGCCGCTCAGGCTGCGTTTAACTTAGCGGCTGCAGCTAGAGTCGCAACAGAAGCCATGTATGATGCTGCATCAGTAACCAATGTCTTTGGAAGAGCATCTCTCGGTGTAGACAATTTCGTCAAATCTCTAGAGACGGGTTCTAGTAGGCTTGGCCCAGCCATCAAGACCTTAGAAGAAAGCATGAAAAACTTTGCTATGGGAGATATGGCTCTGGAGAATGTGGCGAACCTTCGTGGTGAAGCCATGGGAGCGCTGGGTAGAGCAGGCGTTGGCAAAAACAGCGCAGCAGGAAAGGCTTTGCAGAATCAGTTTAATATACTAGAAAAAACTGTTCAGGCACAACAAAACCTCCCCGTGGCGCTCAATAATATGAAGTTCACCGCTGGGCAAACAGATGAAGGTATTAAAGATACTATCACTGACTCCTTGTTAGCGAACTTGGGCGTAGGGGCAGACGATCCTATCGGCAAGGCTATACTTGGTTCTGTAGCCAAGCTATCTGAAGAAGATTTGAGAGCTATCCGGTCAGGTACGTTTGACTTTAGCAAATTTATAGAAGGGGCTAATAAAAACCTTGCTGACCTTGGTCAGGGTGCAATAAACGCCCTTAAGGCGTTAGAAAAACATGAAGCTACTATAGCCAAGCTCACAAAGAAAAGAATTGACATGGAGGGCAAATTAATGACAGCTCAGCGAGCTGCTATTGATGCTCACCTTGAAGCTGCTGAGATTATGGCTGAGTTTGGTGGCGCGGCAGTCACTGGAGAGATGCGTAAACAAGCTGCTTTAGATAAGATGAACCTTGCTACCCGAAGAGTAGGTCTGGGTGAGTTGCAAACTGGTAGCGCTTCTGAGCTTGCTGCTATGTCTCAAGCAATAACGACTAGATTTGCTGCTCTTGAGGTCAGAGGACAAACTGCTGGTCAGTTTGCTGGAGCTGCCGGCCTAGACGAAGATAAGAGAAAAGAACTCATTGCAGCACAAAAAGATCTAGCATCCGTAACAAAACAGCTTATTCAATTAAACAGAGAAGAACTAGAGATACTACAGAAGAAAAACAAGCTAGAGAAAGAGTCTCTTGAAGCCGCTATTAAGGGCGACATGGAAAAATTCTTGAAAGATAGTATGTCTGTAGGTGCTACTGCCGCAATAGCGGTTGGAAACGAACAGCTAGCTGGGCAACTGTTTGGTGCAGAGGGTGTGGCTGGAGCCTTTGAAAATATACAAAACATGGCTCAAGACGGTGTTCAAAGTATATTTGGTCAGCAAATTGGAGGTCAAGGTGGAGTTGCTGAGCGTGGCGCGGCAACAGCTCTTGGTATGAGAGGTATAGAAGACCCAAGAATGGCTGCATTGTTAGCAGGCACAACGGCACAAGAAGAGCAATTAAAAGCACAGAACAGAGCGCTTGCCGGGACACTTTCTACAATAGCAGATGGGCAGACCACTATGGCAGAGATGCAAGTTCAATCAGCGCAGATAGCAATTGATAATGCTAACGTAATATTCAATAAAGAGTTAGCAGCTGGTAACGCCCAATTGTTGAGTAGGGGTGGTGTCGTTTATGCCTCTAGAGGTTTTGAGCCTAGAGGCACTGACACTGTTCCTGCGATGTTAACACCCGGCGAAGTCGTTGTAAACAAGAGAGGTGCTAACGCCGGAAACAATAGAAGCCTTTTAAGAAGAATGAATAAAGGTGAAGCCGTTGGAGAAGGCGGCGGCCAGATGGTAGCAGCTATTGATCCAAACGTTGTTAAGCAACTAGTCACAGGGCTCAACAGCTTCAATACCTCGCTATCACAGAACATAGAAAAACTACAAAATATTAAGTTCCAAATCAAGCTTGACACTACAAATGTCAATGTTAATTTGAACGGTGGAGGCTTCTTAAGCGGACTTAAGGAAGAGTTGAAGGGAGAGTTAATGGCAGATGTCGGAGAGAAAATCAAAACGCTCAGATTTGACGAGTCAGGTAACGCTACTTTTAGCGATAGTTCAATGTAACTAAAGGATTAATAAATGTCACTACAGTGCCTTTGTGTAAAAAGAATATCACAAAAGACATCAAGCGCAGGCTCCATAAGTGCGAAGCTCAGCGCTGCGCCATGTATGGTCGTGTCCAAAATCTCTACTGATTCCGAGCTTAAAGCTGACGCAACAAGGGTAATAAACTTTTCAGCCAGTCCTTCGGCCAATCAACACCTACAAACTACTATATACACTGGAGGAATTAGGCTTCCAAGGCTTATAGGTGATTTGCAGCTATTTGGTAAACCCACTGCAGAGGTAGAAATAGCAGGCAAGGCAAATTCAGATATTGCTCTTAACGAATTGTTGTCTGCTGTTAATAATATAGACGTAACAGCGGATAAATTTCACGGCACGTTCAAAGATTATCTTTGCTCACAAAAGCTATATCCTATTGGCGATATAGAAACGGTGATGAGTGGTAGCTATTTTGTAAATGAATTAATACAAAGTGGCAACCTATATGCAAGTGTTGATGAAGGTGTCTATACTGGAGATTATGATCTTCAGGGCGGTATCAGTAATATACTATCAGATGATGATTCTACATTTATCACACCGTCTGCGATACAGACAGAAGGCATATTCAGATATAAATGTCAAGTTGCAAAACCAATTACCGCTGAACATAGTAGTTTGGTTATCAGGGCAACAGCCCCAATAGAGAATAGAGTCAGTCAAACTCCTCCTCAATATACGC